ATCTTGTTTTGCTCTATCATAAAGACTAGACCATGTTTGTAATCTTTTGTCGTTTTGTAAATAAGGTTCTGCTTCAACCAATGCTCCATAAAGATAAGCATCAGGATGGTTAGTTAGCATTTCATTAGTAGGTGCTGAATCTGATAATGGGGCAAAATGTTTAAAATATAATATTTCTATTTCGTATACACTATCAGGTAGCGGTCTTAGCTGTATATCATTACCAATAATACTGTATGCTTTAGGTTTGCCTTTATTGCTTCCTGCATAAATTCTGTCCATTTGTTCAGGTGTTAAATATTCTAAAGGGGTTTTAGGATCAGTATTTAGTTGTATATTACGCATAGCAACATAATTATCAGGCAATGTATAATACTCGGTATCAGCTATAGTATCTGCTGTAACCCTTGTTTCCATTCTTCTAAGTTTAAAATCTCTTTTATGTCTAGCTTCTGCTAGTGTAATAAAATCAGGTATTTGGTCAGTTAAATCTGTTCTATCTAACCAGTCAGCGATAGCTGATTTAAGTTCTGAGTAATTCGTTATTGCCATTATATTCGCCTATTGGTTGTCTTTAGATACCTGTAATCAGGACTGTTAATAAGTTTTTTTACTGCTTCTTTGTGGTCTTTATTAAATAAATCAACCCCAAATAGTCTTTTCCATTCATAAACTACAGTCATAGGAATACGAGCAGAGAGTCTAAACTCGTCTGCTTTGTGATGATCTTCGTTCTGTAATTTCTTATTAGAATCAATAAGGGGTTGTATATCTTCGATGTGTTCTATAGCGAACTCGCCAGTAGGATTATGATAATGAAATATCTGATTTTGTCCTATCTTACGTTTCATTCACTTAACTCATCTATATAAATATTACCTGTTCCACTTGCAAGTATTGCAGCGACTTTCATGCCACCATCAATCTTAAATACTTCAGGGTCATATGCACCAAGTATTGTTGTACTTGTTGTTGCTGTTGGTGATGCACCAAAAGCTATATGAACTCCATCTGTATCAGATACGATTCTGACATACTCAGTATTTGCATCAGTAGCTGTAGACTGTTGAGATGTAGCAGTAACACCTCTTACGATAGTATTTGTTACTCTCATTCTTGACATGCTTATCTCCTAATTACAAATGTTACTAATAATTTAGCTGTTCCTGTAGAACCACCATCTGTTATCATTTCAATAGTTCCGTCTTCTTCAACTGAGTTAGCTGCTGTAGGAACTGATGTATCTACATCACCTGCTGCTGAACCTGAGTGGGCAACTGTAATACCGCCATTAGTAATAGCTGTGCCACCGATTTCAAAAGAAACTGCAGCATTACCACCACTAATAGCACCTTGTAGTGCAGATATAATTTTAACTACTCGTCCACCATCTGGGATAGCAACGAATGTACTAGATGCAGTAGATACGTCTTCTATCTCTGCTGTTACAAAATAATCATTTAATGTTCTCATTAAAGTCTCCTAGTTAATAACCCTCGTTCCGAAGCGATACGTTCTTCAAGGTCATTATTAATCAGTATCTTGGGTGGGGCAGGAAAACAATATGAGAAAAACCTGCCCCTTTCATGATGAGAAAGTTACATGAAAAATATTTTTTATGAAGTTGTCAAGTCAGCAATAGTAGCTGAAGATGCTTCATTTTTAGCAACGAGTGTCCACTCAGCGAGTAGTAAGCGTTTTTCAGCATCACCAGTTTTTGCTAGTTCTTGTGTTTGGAAAGGTCTCAAGAAACCAGTCGCAAACATTTCTGTATCAACAACCAACGCACTTCTACCAGAAGAACGTAGGAATCTGTCAGCTACAACTCTTACTTCACCGAAGTCAGAAACATAAACATCAATAGTAGCTACTAAGCTTCTATCTTCTGCCATGTCCATACGAGTTGAGTTACCTGTAAAACCAGATACTTTTTGTTTGTTGAATGAACCAACTAATAGTAGGTCAGGGTCGCCACCATTATCAAAGCAAGATTTTAACTCACCTTTTAAGATAGCTTCTGTAAGAACCCTTTGTGTACCATCTGTTACAGTACCACTAGAGTTAGAACCACCTGAACCATAGCTGTTGTTTGTTGTTGTCCAAGACTCAAAACCTGCAGATTTACGAGCAGAAGCTCCGTTTCCAGAACCTGCTGTAGCTGCGTTTTTACCTGTAAGGTCTAGTTCCATGTCTCTTTTGAGTTCTTTACCAGCTTTAGCTATTTGATAAGCTAGTTCAGAATCTCTACCTGCGTGATTTACTGCTTCTTGTGTTCCAGAGACCATAACAGGTTTGTAAGAAATCTGTGTATAGTTGAAAACACGAGAAGTTGCAGATAACGCAGCACTTGGAGAATCATCTCCTTCTATTTGAGCATTTGAAGCTGCTGAAGCTAGTGAGTCAGTTTGCCATTCGTGCTTTGTAGATTCAGCATTACCTGAACCGATTGAAGACATGAATGGTGTATCTGTTGGAGAGATGTTATAGATTACGTTCTGTAAATCTTCTCTGTTACCCACAGCATCATACGTTTCAAATGTATTTGTTGCTTGTGCCATTATTACACCTTTGTGTTAAAAGTTAGTATTAGACTATTTCATCATGGATTTGATTAATGCCGCTGCATCATCAACTTTCCCTGATCTTTTTAGTCTTGCTCGATGTGCTTTTACTTTCTCGCTACTGACTTCTGCACGAGTAGATGGTGTTCCTGGTCTTTGCATCTTAGGAACTACTTTTGATTTTTTAGAAGATATTTTTGTACTCTGTAATTGATCATAAAGCATAGCCTTATATAAAATATTAACCGCTCTTGCATCAATCATTGAGTCAAGTTCTTCATCAGATAAACCTTCATTCAATCCAAATTCACGAATATTGTTTTGCAACTTTATTCCTTCTTCAGGATCAAAATATTTAGGTATTTTCTTAACAATTAACTTTTTATTTTCTTCTAAAGACTCATTCCACTTTTTGCGAAATTCATTTGCTTTTTCCTGTTCGATTTTATTTGTTTGCTCATCAATAGCTTTTTGTTGTGCAAGTAAATCATCGTAACGATCTTTTTTAAGCAAATAGTCAGTTTGATTTGTTAACTTGAGTCTTTCCCAGTCAGTTTTTTTGAGTGTTTCTATTTCACTCTCATTTGCCTTGGATAGTTGTTCAAGTTGAGATTGTAAACGCTGTCTTTCTTGTTGAGTCGCTGCGAGTTCTTCATCCGCCTTTTTGCGTTGCTCTGCCAATACTTGACTTTTTCTAGTGTAATCAGCTGTGCGACTATAACCCGCCAAAAGCTCATCTTCGTTGACCTCAACATCTTTACCATCTATTTTGACAGTAAATGTTTTAGGTTCTCCGACTTCTTCTTGAGGTGTATTATCAACACTATCTTCTACAGTATTATCAGATTCTTTATCTGGCTCTACTGTTTCATTTTCAACTGATTCGGCAATATCCGTTGCCTGTTCAGAAACTGCTTCCTGAGTTTCTGTGTCTTCTTGGTCTTCTAAAGGTTGCTCTTTGGGAGTCTTCATCAAACCTAAAAGCGCTTCTTGCGCACCTTTTACAGTGCCATCCCCTAAAGGAATTCCGCCCACGTTACTTTCTTTCATAGGTATATTATCGTCACTCATCACTTACCTCCTTTGCGTTCTTCTTCTAGTATCTGTCCGTTCTCGATAGTTTGTACTAGAGTATTTTTAACTTCTAAGATGGCTCTTTGTTTGTGATAAAGTGCTTCTCTACCTTCTGTATCTTTAATATCTGTAGATATCCATTGTTGATATCCACCATTAAGTACAGTATTAAATGCTGCTATCATTTGAGGATTCTCAAGCAATAACTTTGCATCTTGCCCAGCTTTAATCTGAGCTTCTTTTTTGTCGTCCATTGTTTTCTCCTGGATTCTATCTGCTTACGCAGGTGTAGTTGATCGCTGTATTAGCTTTTTTTTGTTAAAGATTCTTCGGTAACATACCAAGGAATCTTCTTTTTGCCTGATAACCATCCACGAATATCATTAGGTTTATGCCCTGTATTCCTGAATACGTCTTCGACAGAAAGTCGGTGTTTCAAACATAGTGTTTGTAATTCATCACTTGTCATATTTGTTTAAGTTTGTCTATTGTTGGATTCTTTTGTTTAAATTCTTTTGCTAAATCAACATGAGCTAACTTAGCAGATAAACCATTAGGATGTCCTAAAGATGTGTAATGGTCATATCTATCGCTGTAATATTTACTGCGTTCTATACCTTCTTCTTTCTTAGCCAATTACTTCTTTTTTTTCTTTGCTGTTTTTGCAGCTTGTTTAAAACTTTTAGATGTAGGAGCGCCTTTAGTTCCAGGCTTTCTCATTTTTTCTCCTGATCCTGCTTTAATCCTTTTTCGTTTAGCATGTATGTTTGCGTATAGCCCTTTCTTAGCCATCAGCACTTACCTTTTTTCTTTTTTTTCATTGGTGGTCTACCACGTTTCTTCCCGTATGTTCCTGGTCCTTTTGGCATTATAATAACCTCAATATGTCGTTAAATTTATCACTCATCAAAACGAAAACAACAATAGCACCATAAGCTATGTGTCTAAACTTCGATAAATCTGATTCTATTTTGTCTACTTTCTCGTCTATAACAGATACTTTGTTGTCTAAATTGTCTATATCTTTAGCGATATGGGCTAGATGATTAGACTTAATAAGTTCTACATCTTTTTTTAGTAGCTCAAGTTCTGTACTGATATCCTTATCATTCATGCTAGTGGTAACCTTTTCTTTTTAGGGTACATAGATAAAGCAGTTGCTACTGCTTGTTTCTGTGGCTTCCCTTCTTTTTTTAATATTTTAATTTTTTTAGAAATTAATTTGCGTCTTTTAATTTTGCCATAGCCTGAAGTCTTAGGAAAAGCCATTATGTTGGTCCGATACCGACAGGTCTTCCCTGTACTGCTTCTAGTGCAAGTTCTGCCTTGTTAATCTCTTGTTGTTGTTTTTTAAGCTCAAGTTCTTGTTGTTTGATAGCTAAGTCAACCATAGCTTCTTCTTCTTTTAGTTTAAGTTCTTGCGCTTTAATTTGTGTTTCTATTTCTAATTCTTTGGCTTGTAATTGTAATTTTTGTAATTCTACTTGTGCTTTTTGTGCAGCAACCTTTTCTTCCAATGTAGGTTCAGCTGGTGGTTTAGGTGGCATCATTTC